AAGATGGTGGAGATTGTACTCTGAATTGTACTTGTCCGAAGGGTCCAAGCTCAACTACGCTAAGATGACGACTAACCCAGTCGGCGCTGCTGCCAAGCAAGTTTACTTGCCACTCATCTTCTTCTTCAACCGCAACCCAGGATTGGCCTTGCCATTGATTGCTTTGCAATACCACGAAGTCAGAATCGACATTGACTTGACCTCTGAGTTTGACACGCACGTGACTGGCTTGAAGGTGTGGGGTAACTACATGTACCTTGACACTGAAGAGCGCAGACGATTCGCGCAAAAGGGTCACGAATACTTGATCGAGCAAGTTCAGCACACTGGTACTGATGCCTTGGAGGCGTCGGGAACCAAGCAAGTCAGATTGTCCTACAACCACCCAGTCAAGGAATTGGTCTGGTGTGTGACTGACGGTGATTCGTTAAAAGCCAACTTGTGGAACCTTGGTACCTCGACCGATGCGACGAAGGTTACAGTTGCTTCGGGTCAAATCGCCAATGCTAATTGCGTTTCGACTACGACTTCTTCGTCCGGTGCCCCACAGCTCATCACCGGTGACCTCGGGGGTTCGGTGGATTATGTTGAAGAAGTTGTTGGTGCGTTGAAGTCTGCCAAGTTGGTCCTCAACGGCCAAGACAGATTCAAGGAGCAAACCGGTAAGTACTTTAACCAAGTGCAACCATTTGCCCACCACTCCGGTTCGCCATGTGCGGGTGTCTACTCGTACTCCTTTGCGCTCAAGCCAGAAGAACACCAACCAACTGGTACGTGCAACTTCTCCAGAATCGACAACGCGCAAATGTCGGTTACTTGCAATGCCGCGGGTGACCGTGCGGCTCTCGCCCTCCAAATGTTCGCGGTCAACTACAACGTTCTCCGTGTCCAATCCGGTATGGGTGGCCTCGCCTTCTCCAACTAAGCATTTCTTAGTTTATTGAGTTTAGTAAAAAATAAAATTTAAAAAATAAATAAAAAATAAAATTTAGATTTTAAAATTTAGAACAATTTTTAAAGTGTAACCTTAAAGTATTTTTGTATTTTTTCGAGTACGTACCAGTTCGGTTCGATTTTTTCAGATTCGATTTTGTTTATAGTATCTAACGTTTCGCCTATTCTGTGTGCAAGTTCAACTTGTGTATGACTTCTTTTTATACGTAGCATTTGGATTCGTTTACCTAGTGTATTATCCATGATGTAATATATTAGAGTTTAACACCCAAAACTCGACGCAGTTTTTGCATGATTTTATGATCCGGAATCGCTTTACCTGATTCGTACGATGATATTATATCAGACGACACGTTTATGAGATTAGCAAGTTCCTTTTGTGTATACTTTTTTGTAGTACGCGCTCTTTGAATAGTCAAACCCGTTTCTTTACTGACCCTTTTATGTGTACCTAGATCAGTTTCCTCGAGTTTTTGGAGCGGTGATTTGCCGGAATATTGACACCGTTTCGGTAATTTGATTTCCTGACCCATGAACTTGACGTATTTTTCCTTTTCTTTTTCTTTAGTAACACTTTTACCGTGTATGGTAATTTCATCCCAATCTTGGTGGAACATGTTTTATAGTATAAGTACTTAAAATTTTAAGTATATCTTAGGTTAATGGAAGGTGTTTATATATTTTTAATAGTTTTTGGAACTATTTGTGCTACGTGTGCAGTTTTTGAACCCGTTGTTAAATGTTATTATACGTGTTTTCCATACAAACGGGAACAAATAATTGAAGTATAAAGTTTAAACCTATGTATACAATAAATGATTGATGCATACACAGACGGAAGTTGTTTGGGTAATCCCGGACCAGGTGGATGGGCGTATCTTATAAATACAGATCCTCAAATTGAAAATGCGGGTGGTAAAGATATTACGACGAATAACGTTATGGAAATGACAGCGATCATAAAAGTTTTAGAAAAGTGTTTAGAACTTGGATATAAATACGTACGTGTTTTTACCGATAGTAATTATGTAAAAATGGGATTAACAGAATGGTCTAAGAATTGGGAACGTAACGGTTGGAAAACAGTAAAAGGTGATGACGTAAAGAATAAAGATGAATGGGTACAAATGGTTGAATTGATGCGTAAATTTGATATTGTTGATATTAAATGGGTCAAAGCACATAACGGAAACGTAAACAATGAACGTGTAGATACTTTAGCAAGAGAATACGCATACTTATTTTCTAAGAAATAGTAATGGGAGCTACTCTACCAGAACAACATCACTGGTGTCCAAAACAGGAAAAACTCCTTATATGCTGGGCCGAAAAAGCCGCAGGATACAGGTGGTTGCATAACCACGCACGCATGTTTTATAAAAAACAAAACGATTGGTTATCGTACCCGTGTATAATCATATCGAGTATAACGGGTGTTGGTGGTTTTGCGGTTTTGAGTCCAAACGATGAAAGTATGTCTGATTCAAAAAAACAACAGATAATAGCAGTTCAATACTTTTTTGCATTTCTAAACGTACTCGCGGGTATACTTACATCTGTTTCCAAGTTTAATAATAGTTCAAAAATGATGGAAACACACTCGGCGATGTGTATTCAATGGTCTAAATTTTATAGGAATATAGAGATGGAATTATCACTCGAAACTGAACACAGAGGTGACGTGAACGAATTCGTGACGAAGTGTCGCCAAGAATACGATCGCCTTTTAGACGATTCTCCGGATATTCCATCAAATTCTATAGATGCGTTTAATACAGCGTTTCCTAATAAAGAGAATAAACCCGACGTGTGTAACGGTTTGAACGTAATAGGTACGAATTTAAGTGGAGGTACGGATAGTGAATATAACAAACGTAAAATTGTTAAATGGTTAGCTAAATCGAGACCACAAACACCCGATATAGAGTTAGCTAGGAAAATGAGTACGGACGTTTCACAATATGATTTACAATCACACCCAATTAAATAGAAACTTATATAAAGTTAATAAGTATTAGAGTAGTATAAATGATTGAATACAAAGAGTACGTTTTACGTTTAGTAAAAGTTGTATTTGGCTTAAAGTTTATGGTCGATGTATAGATGTGATCCTATAGCTCAATTGGTTAGAGCGCGGTGCTTATACACTACTAGGTATACCTAAGTGACTTTATCGTCACGTACGCAACGCCGAGGTCGCGGGTTCGACCCCCGCTAGGATCATTGTTTTACACTATACTTTTATCTATAGTTTATCATCTATAGATAAAAATATTATACATTATAAATGAATACTCGTAGTAATAAATATAAGAATATTACATTTGATATCATTTTTTATCTTGCGGTAGGGATACTTGCTACAAAAAATTATAATAATAAATATCATAAACACGTCAGGGAAAAAATTGAATTAGCTCAATCTAGATTTTTGTATGCAGTTGAAAAGGATCACTTAGAACCTAAACATTATGAGTATTTACACGGTTTAGCGCAAACAAATAATAAAAACATGTTTATGGACCCCGAAGGTGCAAATAGAATTGCTAGGACAATTTTAAGATGGACGGATAAAATGTATAATACAAATCACTCGTCGTCTAATAATAATAATCGTCGTAAACGTAGACCGCGTACAATACAGGAATGGGAAAATAAAAGTAAACCGAAGTACCCTTTCTCAAAAACTATAAAACGGTATACACCTTCTCGAAATTTAGTACCTAACATAGGAAAATTATCTCTAAAGAATAAAAAACCTGATCCGGAACCTCCTATTCGTCCAAAACAAATTAGACCTATAATAAAGAAACCTAATAATAAAAAGAAGGTTACGTGGTCTAAAAAACCTCAAGTTAAAGAAATTACACCTATGAAAAATCAATCACCTAAGACGTATGCACAAGAACAAAAACAAAAGATGCGTAAAACACCTTTTAAAAGTAAAAAATAATTAGATAAAGATTTCGCGCGTTAAAAAGTAAATGAATAGAATTGTATTTTTATCTAACACTCCTCCGTCGCCCGAAAATAAAAGACACATAATCCGTAAAAATGTTCTCGAAAGTACGTATTCGAAAAAAATAGACATTACACCCGAAACGGTCGAGAATCCGCGTCTTCAGTATAGGTTCGTAGAAGCTATAGACGAAGCAAAGGAAATATGTGCCAACGCATCGTCAGACGAGTGTTTTAACGCATGGGACGAAGTCGACGAACTCGAAGACTCGATGATGCGCGTGGGTTTAAATCTATTCCCCGACTATGGTATGAGATACGGGTCACTGTTACGCCGAAACTTCAAACTCCGTTTTAATGTTCGTAACGTCGAAGACCATCACGTTATACCCGTTCAGTTTAGACACCACCCCTTATTTGATAAAGTTAAATACGATTTACAAGCGAGTGATAACATAATCATGATGCCGCGCGAAATCGGTAACCTTCGCGAAAATAGGGTAACGCATACCGGACCACACCCTAAATATAATAAGTTTGTAGGGACAGTACTCGATTCCATGGTACACATGGAAAATCCCGAACCAGAGTTTAAACAGTTTGTTGACTTTTTAAAGATTGGGTGTCGATTTAGACCACAGGATATACCATGGTAGGTAATATTAGCTTAAAGAAAACATGCGACATATATACGGGTAGCTACTGTCATATAGCGGTTAGTATCTTGGACTTTGAATCCAATCACCTAGGTTCAAATCCTAGCAGTAGCTTATAAAGATGCCGTGGCCGAGTGGTCTAAGGCGCTGGATTAAGGCTCCAGTCCGAAAGGGCGCAGGTTCAAATCCTGTCGGCATCACCCGTGCGATAGCTCAGTTGGTAGAGCATTGGATTGTAATTTACACAAATTATTATAACTATTCGTTTAGTTGCTAAACTCCAATTGTCCCGAGTTCGATCCTTGGTTGCGCGACCCACCCATTACTTTCTCTCGTAACTCAGTTGGTTAGAGTGTGCGACTGTTAATCGCGAAGTCACCGGTTCAAATCCGGTCGAGAGAGTTTTTATACAAAACGAGCAAAGGATCGCAGGTTCGACCCCTGTCGCGAGCATATTATCTAACGAGCTCGTGTGGCCAAGTGGTAAGGCATTTGCTTTGTATTTATTTTTATTAATAATTTTAATATTCTTAATAAAAATAAAAATAAAAATAAAATTAAAAATAAAATTAAAAAATTATACATCTCGAAGAGATGCGATAAAATTTATCGACGTTCGTTCTTGTTTCATAAAATCGTATTGGCTCAACGCGGCTTGTACTGTCGGAATAGGTACCCCGCAGTGCACGCAGTGCATAACAAACGCTCGAACACGTTCGACGGACGAATCCATGACGTATAAGGGATCTTGGTTTTCGAACATGGGACACGATACGTTCGAGTTCACCGACCAAGGTACGACTTTCCCGTACGAAATCAGGTTAGCTTCGTATAACGCCATCGCAAAACAGAACCGGATCGTCTGAAGTATATTTTGTGTATCGAAATACGTGTTATACGATTGGTACGTTTCGGATAATTTTGCGTATTGACTCGTCATGCGTGACATGACAGCTGAGTGTATTACAGGTGTAGGTAACCTCGATTTAAACGTATACTCCATGAACCACGCGGTCGAGTTCTTAACCTTCGCGACCTGACCATAGTTTCGTGTTACGTAGAGTTGGGATTTACACCGATCAATAACCGGACCCGAAACGTCCATGTACTTTGCCTTATCCATGAGTGAAAGCATGACGGGAACGTTCCCGTTACAATACGCGAACACGTCGCCGACGACTTGGAACATGGCACACTCGAGACCATCGAGAACCATTTGTGCGAAGTGTCCCGAACCCGGCATATCCCCGGCGTGTTGAACATTTTTCGCGAATGTAAAAAAAAGGAGTTCGTGGGTATTAAAAATACGTTCTTGACCACCAACGAGGAACGCATCGTTTGTTAGTGACGCACTGAGATAGTGTACATTTTTGTTCGAACACTCGTTTTCATAAAACATGTTGTGTTTATAGTGTTCGCTCGAACAATTAATGATCGTATCTTCAGGATCAGACCATTCGAGAATTCTGTTTATGTTCATGCGAGTATCCTTTGCGTCTTTACACCCAGTAACGACCGTTCGTGGTCGATTCATGTTGACCATCAGATCGGCAATACAATCATAATTTTCACCGTTATACATGTTAAACGTTTTTGACACATTCTCGTCGTAAATATGAACTTTGTTTACTTTTTGAACACCGTACGCAATTTTTAATGTGGGTGTACAAACATTGACAATACCGAACGACATTTTATTAATATAATCTAGCGTAATTCTTTTATGTACCTATATTAATAAATGTCGGTTGGTGCTTCACCGGATTTGTATAATATATTAAACACTATACTTTCAGATGTAGCGCCTCATCATATGAATGAGTTGTATAATGTAGGTTTTACAGACGGAACTTCATCAGCTTCGTCCGGTCTAATAGCTTTGTCTAGTTTTGTGAATAAAACTATTGGTAGTAGTGGTGGTGGTGGTTCATCGGATATCATGCTTGCGTTTCACCACGGTACGTTTAGTTCGAGTGATTATTCGAGTGCGTATTCGACAGTATCAGCTGC